TAAATCTTTAGCGCCTTCGTATAAATCTGTTGCGCCATCTGCAATATTACCGCCTAGGTTTCTAACAAAGTCTTGTGACTTTCTAGTGATGTCTGCGTTCTTATTCCAATAATCCGTAGCATTTGACTGAGGTCTGGCTACTTTGGCTACATCTCTGTCTTGCATCATTAGGTCATCTAGCACCTGTTGGTTTCTAGCGTTATTATCGTATGTTGTTTCACCAGATACATTGCGTGATATAGGATTACCAAAGTCATCAGTATTATCGTTAGATAACCTATCTAAAGACTCACCCACATTGTTCATAGATGAACGGTACTGGTTCATGAAGTCACCCATGCCAATCTTATTCATAGCATTGTTGAACTGCTCTTCACTAATTTGTTTCCTTGCACCTTGCTCAGTCTTCCAGTCTTGCATTAAGTTGCGAGCGCCTGTTAAATCTTGTGTTGGTGTCTGTGGTGTGAATGTTCCTGACTTAGTATTCTCTAGTGGAGGATACATATTCCAATATTCGTCTTGTAACTGCTGTTCGTATGAGGGTTTTAGCAATCCTTGGCTAGTGTCAGGGATAGTCGGGGATGTTTGTTGTCCAGAGTAATAATCATTACCGTAATTTAGATTTGATTGTGGTGTAGGAACATCAACGCTTGGTTGATTGAACATTGGACCTGAGTCCTCTGATGTGTGTCCTGGATGTAGGGGTGTTCCTACTCGTGCTTGATATGGGTTGCCTTGTTCATCAAAGCGTGTCTCCCAATTATCTTTAGTGGGATCATAAACTACACCGCCACCTGTTAAATTAACACCTTCTTGACCTAATAACGATTCCATCAAACCCATCTAAACGACCCCCTTGATCTTTCTTTTTATTGGTTTTCCCCACGAATTACTAAGGGGTCTATAGCCAATAGCTAGATACCTAAAAGCATCACTTCCATGTGATGCCCAATCATGTCGAGGTCTTGAGCGCCAGGTTTTACCGTTTTCATCCCAATCTCGTGAGTATTGTACCAAAGAATCGATACCTTGTTCACAGTTTTTACTGTTAAACCAACAACTTACGAGAAATAACCTTACCTGTTGAATGCCATCATCCACCCCTAACTGAGGGGCTATTTCTACATTCCTAATGCCTAAGTTATCTAACACCTCAAGCCTTGATTTACCTGTTCCGAGTTCTCTCACCCTAACATCGTGCGGCAAGATGTGCTGGTCGTAAATATAACCTTTGTCCTGCAAGACTTTAGCGTAGTGATTTAGCCCTACCCCTGATGACTCGTAATAGTCAATAAGGTGAACCTCTGTGTTGACGAACTGCGCGAACCAAATGGCCGTTGAATCTCCCACACCTAAATCCCAGGCAGTTACGACAGGATGTGCAGGGTTGTAACCCACATCACTTATTCTGCCATCTTCCCTGGCACTACGCATCTCTGTTGAATAGTAGGCACCCTCGCTAAATATCAAGAAACCACCCTCCCAAATATGCTCATACATATCAGGACGTTTCTCTTTATCTTCTAGCCTCTCTTGTTCTAAGACATCAGGGAACCAAGGATTATCGCTGTAATTAATTTCTACTATCTTAGCATTCTTTGGCTTTTTCATTCTAAAGCGCTTATGTGTCGCTGAGTGCTTACCCTCTGGATTCCAAGTTACCCAGATCTCTGAGTCTTGCTCTCGCACAGTCGGTATTAGTTTCTGCCAAGCCATATCAGACACAGCCTCAGCCTCATCCACCCAAGCTAACAGAATGTGGGCCTTTGACTTAATAGCGTCCAGAGAGCGTCTTAGTCCTACGAATGTGAATGAAATAAACCCATCCTTAGACCTTACATATTTCTCGCCTATTTCGTAATAATCCTCAAGAACAGGAACTGAGCGTATTGCCTGTTTAATCTCTTCGAGTGATGAGTCGTCTAGCGAGTTCATAAACTCACGCCCACAGAGTATCTGTCCTGAGCGTCCTTCTTTACCCCACAGATAGCCTCTGACTGCTGTCATTAATGCAAAGGTCCTGGTCTTGCCTGAACCCCTACCTCCAAACGCTATGCGGTATCTAGCATTTCCCTCGAATATAGGAACTAACTTATCAGGAATATCAACCTGAAGTATCTCCTCCTCTTTTTTAGTCTTTGTCTTTGGCATCTGCTCTAACGCCCACTAACTGTATTTGTGTAGGCTGCTTCATACTTCCATCGCTTGACATTAAGTCCTGCTCTGTCTTTTCTTTGTAGCCATGGTTGTACATCATGAACTTGCCAATGTTAGAATTTATCTCATTATTCAAGCCTTTATTTACTAGAGTATGCTCTTGTGTTATCTGTATTTTACTTAACGTGTACGAAAAGTCAGGGAACTTCTTGCCCCAATCGTACATTGTTTGCTTAGGTGTGTCTATGTATAAAGAGAGTCCTGCTATTGTAGGAACAGTCTCTAATAACTCTTTCCATTTCTCTAAATATTCATCTGCTTTAGCCTGAATCTCTTCATTGTATTTAGTTGGCCTGCCACCTTTATTTTTTTTCATTCTGTTTTTCCTTTCATCTTTAAAACTAGGCACAGCATCTCATCGAACATTCCTCGGCTATATATACATCTGAGCTTGTAGCTCTTCTGGCTGGGTATATTTTTTCGTACCTGTTTTGGTTTAAATATTTTCTTGGGATCAGTGTAGAGAGACAGTCGAGTCCTTGCTGTTCTTAGCGACATATCAGGGAATTTTTTAGATAACTCTAAAGCGCTAATTAATGTGCCATCGTCCAGGCGATAGCGTTTGTGTTTTTCTGGGTTCACTTTTCCTTCTCCTTTGTCGCCTCACTTATTGTTTCATTTATCAAATAATTAATTTCAAATGCGATACTCTCAAACTGGGTTTTTTCTTCAATTCCTTTAGAATTAACCACGCCTTGAATAGCCATCTTGTTTATCGCTTTCAACTTATCTAAACACTCATCCATTGAATGCATCATGGTGCTTTAATTCCCATTGCTTTCCAATACAGGTCATCGGGGTGAGGCAACATAATGCCTAGCCCTGCTGATAATCTATCAACCTCTTCTAAGTAACGTGAGAACTCAGCCACTTTCATATTCTTGGTTTCTTTCAAACTTGTAACCTCTTTTCCATTCAAACCAGTTGTAATGTCATACCCTAGCAATTCTTCAACTAAAGCCTTGTGCGTTTCCTGCTTGGAGTAACCCAGCTCCTGCCTAATGTAGTCATCAACCCACATAAAGTACAATTCATTCTGAGCTTGGCTTCTTGTTAATTTATCTTGCTTAATTTCTACTACCGCTTTATCCACTTTAGGGTTCTCTAAAAAGTAGTCTTGTACTAGCGTCTTAAAAATCATCTCTTTAGGCTTGGATCGCTCAATTACTCTTTTCATTTAATTTTTTCGTTAAACTTTTTTATTGCTCTTACTGTCATAAGATGACAACGTGCTTGCCTTTTTTGATCTTCTGTTAATGTCTTGCCATATTCTTTCAACGCTTCTTTGTCGCTTTCATCCAACCTTGCACATTTAGCATTTATCTGTCCTTGGTTCATTCGGCAACAATTACCCCAACTGGTATAACTGTTCTACCACTGATAGGACACTTCTTGCGATTACCCTCAAACAAATACCTATTATTCTTTAACCAATTAACCCTTCCACTAACAGCATTGATTTGAATGCCAGTGTCTTGCTCTATTTGCCTGAGCGTTTTAAACCTTTTGGTCTTAGCTAAATAATCAAATATCTTTTGCTGTTGATGCCCTAAACCATCTGAATTAACTAAAGCACCATAAGCCTCTCTACTTGTATCTCTCACACCCATTACATCAATCCTTTCTTAATCTTCATCTATTCCCAAATGTTTTTTTGTCATATCTATAATTGAGGAATAACACCACTCACAAAAAGTAACAGGAACAATTCCAAAGTAACCTTGAACACCACCACACTCTTCGTCATAATCAGACTCACACAAAGAGCAAATATCTTTAGGTGTTAAATCTTTTTCAGTCATTAGACTTATGTAAATTCAAATTAACCCCTTTTCAATCATCTTCTCTTGAGTTTTAATCACACCTCTAAGGTGAATAAGCTCTAACCATTCCTTGTCATAGTCACTAGGCTTACGTCCATCCA